CTACAACATTCCATGGGTAAATAGTTCTGGCAATTATTTGACAACTCTTATCAATAATTATCGAAATATCATTTGTCATATTGCCGCCTATGTTTTGTTTTGTCAAGACCATGGGCGAGATTTTGATATCGAAGATTACTTCGATCATCAACGTCTGGACGTATTTGGTGATGACCATGTTGAAACTACTACTGACCGTACCTATACCTATCAAGACAAACAAGTCTATATGGCCAAGGTCGGTTGCAGTTTCACTGATCCCACTAAGAGTACAGACGTGTCCTCTCTCGCTCAACATGATCCTAATGAAGTTGTTTATTTACAACGAGCTTTCTGTCATCGTGACGGAATTTGTTTTGCACCACTTCGTAAAGAAATCATTCTCGATATTATCAATTATCGAAATGATTCAACCCCAGAGAATGAGTTCTTTAAAAGTGCCCTTGAAGCAATCCAAATCGAATCAGTCCATCATGGACCTCAATTCTTTGACGAAATTCGAAAGAAGAGCCAACAAGCTAGAGATAAGTTCCCAAATATTGTTACTCCAAAATTTCTTCCTTACCACGTTCTTGTCGGTAAAATGATGGAATCTGGTTCAATCATTATGATCTACCGAAATTCAGCCAAAGTTCTAGGTCTCCAAAGTAATGTTTCCAACGTTTCCCAGATGGAAAAATCTGATGCTGAGCCTCCCTCTAGCTCTGAAGGATCTGTCCTTAAAATTCAACAAAGTACTCCTCCTACTAAAGACACCACCTTTGGGTACAATGAATCAATGAATTTAGATCCTTTCCAAGATCAAACTCCTCGAGATGTTCTTGAACGCCCTTGGATAGTAGAAAATTTAGTCTGGAGTTCGGCCGCGACCGCGGACACCCTCTTGACTTCATTTTCATTCCCTGACGTCATTTCCACAAATGCTATTATTATGCAGAATCTTAACTTGTTTAGCATGTGGTCTTTTGACGGAGTAATGAGATTTAGAATCAATTCTTCTCCAATGTCTCGTGGTACTCTCGCTGTCACGGTTCATCCAATGTACAATGTTACTCATAGTGTCTACGCTTCGTCTGCTCTTAATTTAGAGACGGCCTGTAGCACTGGTAAAGTTGTTCTGATGGATGCTTCTTCCAAGAATCCGATTGAAGTTACAATTCCGATGTGTTCTCCTCTAGGACACTATTGGCGCCCTTGGTCTGCTAACTCTTCATATGATGGAATTGGTGGAGTGGTTAAAGTTTGGGTAATGACTCCACTTTCTCGCTCAGATCAAACCACTGCCTATTCTATCAATATTTCAATTGAATGTGCTCTTAAGAAAACTCGAACTTGGGCCCTTGGGCAAATGAGACGAAACGTGATAGAACAAGATGTCCTCAACTTCAAAGATCCTGGAAATTATATTGGAAAATGGAATGAATATCTTCAAAAGAATCATCCAACCATTAGACCTCTCGAAATTCTTTGGAGTATGACGGGACCAGATAATAGCAGAGTCTGGGAAGGTACTTGCACTTTTATGGGTACTACAATTCGCGCTCACAATGCTCTCACTAAGAAGACAATTGAACAATTTATTTGTAAAACTTGTCTTGAACTCATATCTGCTGCTCCTAACGTTTCTTCAGTAAAAGAACTCAACAAACGAGAAACGTTACCTCCCAAAGAAGAAATGCTTACACCAGAAGTCCTGAAAGGGAAAACTGAACGTAAACCAACTCCTGAGAAAGCGAAACCAGATTATTCTCAATTCCTCAACAATTCGGAACTTGACATCGGAGAATTTATTCCTGTTCCCAAACCCTCCGTTTTAGAACAGCTCTTCGAATTATTAGAAGAAAATAACATGGTGAAATCGAATTTGACTGCTCTCAAGTATGAAAAGTATCTCATACTGAAGTCTCGTTTGACTAATCACAGCCAAAGTAGTGATCCTGTCGCTGAACGCATTGCTTATAACAATCGCATTCTCACTACTGAAGCCCAGTTTCCGAAAGAAGCTTGTTTCTGGTACAATAACTTTCCATTGAGTTGGTATCTTAGTCCTATGAACATGCTCAATTGTGCTACTGGAGAAGAAACTCTGTTAACTGTTGCCCCTGTCGAAGTAGTCTGCGACAATTGGGATGAAGAGAATATTGAAGGGGACGGCTTTATGCTACACCCTTACTCTCGTCTTCCCACATTTGTTTCTGGTTCTAAGAAATTCTATTTCCCACAAACTCTCGACCCATTGGAATTGTTCGAACAACAACATCATGAATTCCACCTGATCAGACATGTTTTATTTGATACTATCAATGAATCTGGTCAGTATGAACATGATAGTTTCTATCTGTCTATGTTGTTCGACATGACAATGAGACTTTCTTCTCTTATGCCTCCACACCTTTCAGATGCTCTCTTATACAATCGAGCTCTTGTGAAATTGTTCTTACATATGTTGGAATTGGATGATATTGGTTTTACTACTGATCATTTGACCTATGTTGAAACAGTTGCTGTCGCTGCAACCGTCATCTATTTCCAAAATGTAACTTCAGATTATGTGGTTCGCCACATACCTAATACCGAATCTTTCGCTATTGAGTTCGCTTCTCAGACTGTCATATTTGACCTTCGTTCTCCAGTTAATTTTGAACATCTCGATACTGAAATGTTCCTGCCCGACACACCTTATTGTTTGGCAGAATGGAATCCTAAGTTTATAGAATACCGACCTGTACCTGTAAACGTTTCCCAGATGGAGAAACAGACTGCTGAGATGGAAAGGAAAAGTTCTGGATTAAAAGCTTCTTCCGCCCTTGATTCTATTGCCACTATTTCTGGCGGCCTTGCGCATGTCCCTCAACTCGGTCCTGTTGCTGCTTCGGTTTCTGCTGGCGCCTCTATTTTAGGAGGATTAGCAAAAGCCTTTGGAAAATCTCTAACTCCCGATCTTGCTGGAAGTTCTGTCTCTAATCAACAACCTGCTTTTGGTATATCCCACGTTCACGGAACTTCTAATTCTGAAACTATTGGTTTAACTCAAGCCGATGCTGTTACAAACAATCCTCAGTTCTCGGAGGATTTAGACTATGATCTAATTTCCAATTATATTGGCCTGCCTAGTTATATCGGTGCTATATCGATAACAACTGCCAATATTCCCGGAGATTTACTCTATAGCTATAAGCTCAGCCCTTCTCATGATTTTGGAGATGCTCGCACGACTCCACTCGGTCTCTGGAGTGATAAAACTATCTTTTGGAGAGGTGGTTTTAAGTTCTTAATTCGCATTCCCTGTTCTTTAACTGATACGCTCATGATTCGAATCGTATTTGTACCCTCTGCTTCAGTTGGAACTGTAATTGATGACGTCAATGTTTCTACTTTCTTTAGTTTGCTCCTTGATGTGACTCAAAGTACTCAAACGACTTTCACTATTCCTTTTATGGGAGTATTTCCTTGGCTTCGATGTCCAAGAATGAACACTGCTCCTGTAGAAACTGACGAATCATTTGGTGAAATGCGAATTTACTTAGTAAATGGCATTCAATCTTTTGCTTCAGTATCCCAAACTATCTATGCTCAACTTTGGATTTCTGCTGCTGAGGATTTCGCTTTTGCTGGTATTCGAACTCCCTCTCTATATCCAGAAGTTGGAATTCCTACTCTTAAAGCTCAAGGAGAAGAAGTTCACGGAGACATTCGACAAGTCTTCCGAAAACCTTTTCCATCATTCAAGCCCTTTACTGTCTCTGTTCCTAAAAACATGTGTGTTTCTAACATTTGGACACGTTGGACTGAATATTATAGTAGATTCCACTTCTTCGCTTCATTCAACAATACCGATGATGTTGAATATCAACTTGACATTGGATCAATCATGTCTGCCAATACTCACGGACTCCAATGGTATTTTTCTGCCTTTCTCAAACATAGCGGAGGTCTTCGAGTTCTCATCGTTCCGACACGCAAGTGCTCAAACGTGAGAATCTTTGCTAGAGCTCGCTATGGATGGGAAGTAATCCCTTCTGCCCCAGTTAATATCTCGGAAGGATCAGTCTATCGAGAATATCAAGTTGGTCAAGTTATCGATGTTATGTTGCCTCAAATGAATCGATCTATCTGGATGACCCCAAATTGGATGAGCATTTTCACTACTCCACTCTACCTCGGTATTTATACTGTTGGTGATGCCCCTGTGGTTGGTGATATGGAATTTAATGT